TTCAGTTGTAATTATGTTACGTGCATGTAACATCCCTAATAATTGCCTAGTTGGTATTGATGTATAGTCAAACTCTTGGTTAAGTTTCTCTTTTATTGCATGACATACCCACTTAGAACGGGATTGTTTGTAACTTAACTCCTGATCAAGCCGTGTCTTCAAGCTCTGTGGCACAGCAATTGACAATGCGACGCTTGGATCAGTGGAACGAGGGCGACTCAAACTTTCACATCCTGATAAATATCATCAGTGTTGACTTCTTCATGAGTTAATTTAGATCTAATTCCGTTATCAAGTTTGTATGTATATGTCCAGCATAGTTCACAATCTAAACAAACATGATGAAAAACAATACTGCCCATGTAAATTTGATGCGAAACTTCATCAGTATTGTGATGTCTACAATCATTGACAACGCAAGTTATACATTTGCCGTCTTGTAAGTCGGATTCATGCCATCCATCGCTGCCACACCATTCACAAGATTGGTCAAATTCATCATCTGTCATTTAATCAGCCCCATTTGGTCTAATTTAGCAAACTCTTCGATCAGTAAAATGAAATCATCTATTTGATCTCTCATCATTTTACACGCTAATTTTGGCATTGGGTCAAATACATGCCCACTTTTTGGTATTTTACCCCTAAATTGAAGTAGTTTATCCACTATCTTGTCATAATTGGTTGGTTCCATGACAGTCCCAACCGGCTTTAGTATATAGTTTGATTCGTTATGAATGTAGAATAGATCTATTTTTGCCGCTAGGTGTTGCGATTTCAGTAGAAAATCCCTAGCGCAGAGCATAGGCGTATAGCGACGAATGCTGGAGTAGTATTATAAACCTCTTCCTATCATGAAAGGGTATGGCTAGAAGTGATTCCTTTTTCCTTAGACAGACTTTGAACGCAGACAATACCGGAGCCTATCAAGAAACTCCGTTAGATCTAGGTGCATACGTTGATGCTCTGGGCAAATCAGTATTAAGAATTCACAATATTGCTGTTTCCTACACAGAAGCAGACGGCACCACAGTAACACTTGGCGCAAACGATGGTGGAGCAGCACAGTTTCAACTATTGACTCAAAGCCAAACTGGTATGGTTCTACCTTCCAACAGAGCAATTGTTTCAACTGGTACACTAATAGCAGATAACAACGCTAGCAGTGCTGGCCCTCCACAATATGTCTCTCATGATCTAGACGTAGCACCACAACACTGGACTAACGGGTATTTGATTGCAGTAGATAGCATGTTTCTAGGCGGTCGTGCTGATGGTGCATTTACAACTGATGTCTACATTAGCGTAACCATGGAATGCACTGTAGAGAAAATGTCTGAAGCAGCTGCCATGGCTCTAGCATTATCACAACAAGGCGCTTGAGGTTGATACCTTGGCATCTAAAGAACAAGTAGCGAAATTGCTCGTTACAATAGCCGACACGTTGCTAGAAGTTCCTGCACGTGCAGCTGGTTTGCCACCGGAAGCAGTCCAAGGTTTTGTCCAAGGCACATCAGTCGGTGCAGTTGATGCGGCAAGAGCCCCAAAAGGCAAGAAAACTACTGCATATCAACGTGCATACAAGAGGTCATTCAAAAGAGTCGCTCCAAAGTACAAGAAGCGCAACGGTGAATGGAAGAAAGGCGGTTTCAAGGCCGCAGTAAGACAAGCACATAGGGAGGCTAAGAAATGAAGCGCACAGGCCGTCGTTTGACACTGTCTAATGACATTACCAGTCTTGCACCTCCCAAATCAATAACACAGGGAGATTATCGATTAACAACTATTTTTGAAGATGATCGAGAAAACTATGCTTGGAAGATAGTAGATTTGAAACAATTAGGTCCGGCGGTTATTCCTGGCGCTAATCGACCGGTAAATTGGGCGTTAATGTCTGTACGACCAGAATCATTCTTTGACGCTGTCGAGTTCGGTGTATGGTCCGCAAACCGCCAACCTTTCGATAATTCATTGATTGGTACATATAATCAAGAGTGGGGTGCAGGAAATCCATATTCATTGAGAGTTGATCATGTAGCAACTAATCATCTTAGTTTATTTTATGAAGTTAACAAGATTGCATATTACAACATAACAATAGAAGAATATGAAATAAGTTCAAGAGAAGAGATTATGTTTAAAATAAAAGAGACATCCCAATCTCTGAATAAAATAGGTGAGTAAAATGAGTCATACTGAATATTTACTAGAAGAGATCCTTAAATTATTGAAAAGGATGGAAAAGAAGTGGAAGCAATAGCACCAATAGACAAAGAACAGAACGAACGGATCGTTTGGTGTGAAAGGTTGTTATATCTCATTGTAGTTCTTCAATTTCCGCAACTCGCATCATTAGCGATGTAACTAATTCAGTTGTAATTATGTTACGTGCATGTAACATCCCTAATAATTGCCTAGTTGGTATTGATGTATAGTCAAACTCTTGGTTAAGTTTCTCTTTTATTGCATGACATACCCACTT